TAGAAGAAGAGATACTGGACTGGGCGCATGAGAAAGGAATCTTGGGCGCAAAGGGTCGAGGCACTGAAGCAGGCCAGCACATGAAGACGCTAGAAGAAGTTGAAGAACTTACCCACGCACTGGCTGATCGCAACCAGGCTGAGATTGCAGATGCCATTGGCGACATTTATGTGACCCTTGTCATACAAGCTGAGATGCAAGGTCTACGCATGTGTGACTGTATAGACGGAGCCTACAACGTGATCTCAAAGCGCACTGGCAGGATGGTCAACGGCCAGTTCGTTAAGGATGGCAGCTAAAATGGAATCACATACGTTTGTAAAAGTGCAGGCTGCGCTTGGCTACGACAATGCTCGTATGGCTGCTGAGATCGGGCTGTCAGAGCGAATGGTGGTTGCTATGAGATCGGGCGAAAGGCTGATCAGCATCAAAACTGCATCTGAAGTTAAAACTGCAATAAAAAGGCAAATTGAGTGTTTAAAGGTGTTGCATAAGTGCGTTAAAGTAGGCACAATTAAATAACACACACACAGCAGGAGGCGCACCATGCGCGAATACATAGCAACAGAAACATTTGTTAAGTTAGGCATAGAGTTCAAGGCGCATTTTGACCTTGTAACCGAAGATGGTTACGGATGGCTTGAACTGACAGACGAGTATATCAATGGCAAGCGTGACTACTTGCCGCCTCGCGTTGAAGCCAAGCTCTACCATCTGGCTCAAGGCACATGGAGTGCTATAAATGAGTAACTGGATTTTGTGTCAATACACAGACGAAGGGGAAATGACAAACCCTGAGTTTGTTAATGCGCCGGATGACAGCATGTGGTGGGTTGATGGTGTAGGTGCTTGCCACACAGTAAAAGAGAAATGCCGAATCTTGGGTTACCCATCTCGAATTGCGCGGGTGCTGCACCCAGATGACTAAACACAACTCACACTATTTAACCTGGATACTGCACCGCATCAGGTGCAGGGAAGTCAAAAATGATTGATACCATAGCTGTCGTGATAGAAAACACAAAAACTTGTATAAAATGCAAAGAAACCAAAAAGGTTTCATTGTTTCGCCGAAGAAAAGATTCAATAGATGGTTTTCAGAACTCTTGTGCAGTATGTACAAACATCTATGCTAAAGAATACAAATTAAAAAACGCAGAAAGAATTAAAATTCGTAATGATAAGTGGAAAGAATCAAATCCAGACAAGATTGCAGCGTACACTCAGCAGAAAAAAACTTACCGAGTAGCACTAAAAGAAAAGAATCCTAATTATTACAAAGACCTAAGAAATAAAAATATTGAGAAAAGAAAACAAATAGAAAAAAAATATAGAGAAAAAAACAAAGAAACCATAAACCTTAAAGCCTCTGTGTATCAAAAAACAAACCCAAACAAAAGTCGAGAAAAACATACTAGGCGAATTTCTGAGCTTTCGCCTGTTTATATACGGCAATTATTAAAGAACTCCTACGGTATACCTTGCGACAAGGTTCCGCTAGCTTTGCTCAATGCTAAAACAAATTATCTTAAACTTGTTCGTGAAATTAGGAAAAACAAAAGAAATGACAAAATTAATAACGCTTAAATCAGAAGCACAATCTATCAGTGACGACATGAGAGCTTTATACGACAGTTTTAAGGCTGGGCATATTGGGCGAGATGCGGCTGACACGCTGGCTAATATTTCTGGAAAAAACTTGAAAGCTATATCAATTATTTTGGCTGCTGAGGTAATTGAACAAAAACTTTTATCCAATACCCCCAACCTATTAATTGAAGCATTGCCGCACCAGGTGCAGGGAGCTGAGTGATGGAACTTATAATATTAGTAATCGGCATTGCATCTGGCTACCTGATTGGCACTTATGGGTCGCGCTACCAGCGCACTGATGACATTCAGAGGCTGATCGACATTGACAAGTTGCAGCGCAAAGCTGATGGCGCATATCGAATTGGTGATGAATTTACAGAGTACAAGTCACATGAGTGCGGAGCCGGAAGGCCGCGAGAGGTGGCAAGATGAAAGACACCGTGACAAGGGTGAAAGAGAAGCACCAAGCAGAGGCTAAGAAAATGCTGCGGGAGTCTATGATAATCTGCGGCACGATCATTGTGCTGGCTGTCATCATCATTGTTGTAGGCGTGAGGATAGCTTAATGTTAGACAGTGAGTTTTTGTTGTACGCTATTAGTGAGAAAATAGAGCAGTCGCGGATCACTGGCCTGACCACTGGGTTAATAATGGAGTCAAACGCATTGGCAAATAAGGTAAATAAAAATGAACACATGCCTAACCTGTGCCGCATATCGGTTTCCGAGTAGAAAACCAACCATGTTCTGTCCGCTGGGTTATGAGCAGGTAAAGATGCACTACATTGTGATGCCAAAAGACACCTGCCCAAAGCCTGATACACATGCCCAAGCTATGGCACTTTACGAGGAGCATAAAGCTAATGATGCGATATCAGAAAGAGAATAAATTAGCGCGTGAGATTCTGGAGAACGACATCAAGATGTATCTATCAGCAGGCAATAAGATTGATGTGCGTAAGCCTGGTGAGTCAGTTGCAATAGATGGGACGAATAACTGGCCTGCTGGGTTTTATAATGAAGACAACATAATGTTCCACAAAAAAAAGCCGAGGCCAATCAAGTGAAGTTTGTTACCTACCCCTCTGGAAGCGTCCTGTGCCACGCTCCACACGATTCTGGATTAATCATGGCACTATGTAGCAACATGCACCTATCGTTGCAGGAGCGTCACGATAAAGCCCAGAACGAGGTGCAGGAGATACTTGATAGGCTAGCCGCCGGAGAGGAATAACGCCCTCTCCGCTTCTCTGCGCCTGACCAGCCCATTAAGTACTTTGCCGCCAGCCTTGTTCCACTTAAGAAACTCATCTGCTGCGCCCTGATAGTCTGCCCTGTTGTACTTCATCCGCAGCGTACTAGATTGCAAATTGCCTAGCCCCACGTTGAAAGCAAACGAGACCATTGCATCCAGGTGGCACATATTATCAGCAGCAGCAGGACATAATCTTCGTACGCCAGCCGAAAAAAGATCCAAATCTGCCTCAAGTAACGCATCAATTTCGTCAGCATTCCAAAGCCTATTATGTTCGCTGCGTAGTGGATAGCTAGTTCTCTGGTCTGTTTTGAGCCGCGCTTGGTCAGGGTACAGCACTCTTCCAAAACCAATCGTCCAAAGTGACGCAGGACACTTGTAGGGCTGGTTGTGACAGCCCTCAAAGCTTTTGATCAACTGGATGCCAGCTTCGGATATTGTCATTTCTTGTTGAATGCCTGCGACCCGAACCAGAAGCTGATGATTGCAGCAAGGATCGCCATCTCGTCATCAGAGAAGACCATTTCCATCGCTTGTGCAAACGCCACGCCTGTGCTGTACGCGTACCAAATGCCTGCTATGTCAACGACCACCAGCAGAAGCACGAAGATATAGGTCACAACTGGTCGCACGCTACTTCTAAGGTTGATTACCCAAGTACTAGCCCCTTCTCCGATTTTCATATCGTGTTTCCACATCGCAAGTTTTTCCTGCGCTTGCGTCTGCATCTCAATCTGTTCTGTTTTGATCTCCTCAACACGGGCTTGAGCAATAAAGCCTTCTTTCGCCAGGGCGATCTCGCGCTCACGGTTAGCGGCCATCATCGCCAGTTCGTGCTTCTTGTCGCCACGATCTTGGACGAAATCCAGTACCTTCGGCAAACCACCGGCAGCAAAACCCATCAAACTTGATATTAAACTTAACATGATTTGTTACCTCGGCAGGGGGGCTGGGAATCGTCAGCGTTACCGAGTTTTATTCCGGCAAGCAGGCCAATAAAGCCCCCGATAATTGTCTGAAAAGCAGGACTGATTAATTTGAATATTTCGGCGTTGTCGATGTTGTCAAACCAGAGACCGGCCACTAGCGCAATGACCATGACTATGACAGAGACGCACAACGTGGCGGAGACCATCAGGGTTACCGCAAAAGTTAACTTGCCCTTGATGTCGCTCTCGTTCATTTGCTACCTCAGATTTGTAATAATACCAACAAGAAACATAACGAGAAGCCCAGTGAGTGCTGCAATCACTATAATAGTCAGCGTGTTTGCGATAAACTTTCTTATCTTGCGCCGCTGGTTGAGCATCGCTCTTTCCCGCGTGTCTTTAATCTTAGCGCGGTCACGCATCATTGCCGTGTACTCCTCAACGCCCCATTTGTAGACTATCAGTTCCCGCAGTTCTTTCTCTTGCTGCTCGATCTTCTTTCTGGCTACAAGTGCCTGCATCGCCTCTTGCTCGACACTGCCGGAGAACATAAGCTTCTTAAAAAGCGGCGGGTCTTTGGCCTCTTCTTCAGCGTTCTTAACATCGGACACAGCCTTAAACCACGTGCCGAGCTGGCCGCCCATGTCTTCAAGCTCACGCCCCATTTCAATGCCACGCTTGATGACTTTGTAGGCACTGGTGGCTATGGCTAACGCTGAGACTGGATCAAGCATTACTTATCTGCCTTCTTGTCCAATTTAGAAAACACTTTGTCAAAGTTTGCGTTCATTTCTTGCCGCAGTAGGTGCATGTCCTGACGGAACTCTTCGCGACTTAAGAGGCCAGCCTGTTCACGCTGCAAGGTTTCGATCTTGCGATCCTGCTCCTTGTTGTCCTCGCGCGTGGACTTTACGAACCACGCAACTATGGCTCCTGCTGCTGCGATCATTGCGTCAATAATGCTTGATTCGGGCATGATCTACCTCACTCTGGTTGCGTAGGCCACTCTATTGTCCACGGGAAGCCCGTCTGTGCGCTGATGTCTCTTAACTCTTGACGGTAGGTAGCCCAGGCTGCTTTGTCTACTGGTGCATCAGCTACCTGTGTCCAGTCGCTATCCTTGAGCTTGTCGCTGCGTGAGGCGCGTACAGACGTTGCCTGCTCTGCATCCTTCATGGCTTTGTAGGTAGCCTCTTGCTCTGCCGCTGTAGCATCTTCGTTGTCAGTAAACACTGGTGCAAGAACATACTTTGTATACCACTTACCACCAACTTCCTCTACACCGTCACGCTGACTGTATTGATACACTGTGCCGCCAATGGCTTGTGCGCCTTCAAAGACTACATCAGCACCCAGCTCCTCAAGTATCTCGTCAGTTGTGCGATCCCACGATGCACCGCTTGTGCTTTTAATGTATGCGCGGAACTCTGCTTCGTACATTACTGCGCCTGTAGCTTTAACTCTGATTTGCATGATTTATTCCTTACGCAATAGCCAAAAAGATGTAAGTGGCAGTGTTTACGTTCACGTTTGTTGCGGCCACTTGGTTGACTACAAAGCCTGTGCTGTCAGTGTCTACGCTGTCATCTGTGGTAACTTCAGCGGCTGTAGTATTGAGGCTGAGGTGTGGATCATTACCCGCTACGATACCCCTTGCGCTGTCCCAGACGTACCAATCACCTGTGCTGTTCGTGCGCTTTATGAGGACGAACCTCGCACCACCAGTGAAGCCGCAGTTAATAGTTTGACTGCTTCCGTTGCCTGTGTAGCTGCCTACTTTGGAGACTCCAGCGAGTGTGGCGAATAGGTAGGCAACATAGGTTGAGCCGGAATTATTAACTTCACTACTTGGCGAAAGCGTAAGCGTTGTTGCGGTAGGTGCTATGTAATTGTTGTACGTTGAATCACCAAACAAGTTTGCTGGAACTCCGTAGGCATTTGCCGCAGATGTGTCATTGAGAATGTTTAATTGCGGAACAGCAGTTGTAAGAACCCACCAAGAACGGTCTGGCGACCCTGAGCGTTGTTTCACAATCACCAATGTTGGAGCAACACCTAAGTTGTGTGTGATTTGTGTACTGCCTGTCCCATTCCCTGTATAACAAACCACATCAAAGAAGCCTGGGGCGCGTCTGAAACATTCAAGAATTTGCGTATAGCCGCCTAAAGTTCCACCAGCAACAAGAGTAGTTTGGCCTGCTCCATTTATAGAGGTGTCGTTTGCTTCTGCGGCTGCTGACGGGGACAATAGCATTTTATTACCGCTGCCTGTAGTTCCTGTAATTCCACGCAGACGATCAAACCACATAAACCCGTTTGTTATGTTTCTAAAATTATATAAGCACAAATCTGTGACAATATTTGTATTAATCGTTTGGTTACTTGCTGATGAGTTAAAACCAACAGGACTAAACACCTCCGCCCCACTCGTTGGCACTTCCATTGGGCCACGGCGTATGGCTATGTAGATGAATGTGTTGCTTGCGCCAAACCCAGACCCGCCGCCAAATCCAGTTGAGTTAATTGCAAGTTGTCCTGTATCTGCATTTTCTGCCCCAGATGAATTAGCTCTCAAATACTGCACCGCACCGTTAGCGGTACTGCCCCGCATATTGTCTTGAATTGTCCATCCAAAACCAGCCGCACCAGCACTAGACCCTTTACACATAATCCATTGAGGCTCATACCCAAGGTTTACGTTAGGGGGCACACCACTACCATCAGTCGTAAACGACCCACAGCTTATAACATTGTCCGTACCCGTCAGACCAAAGCCGCCTGCATCGTGGGCGAATAGGTAGGCAACGTATGTTTGACCAGAAGCATTAACAGCACCATAAGAGCCGACACTAAATGTTGCCGAGTTCATATTAGGAACGCCGCCAACTGTCCCCCAAAGGTCATCGCCAGTATTCTGGTAGGCACGTGTAGAGTTTAATGCGAGTGAATAGGAATTTAGTTGTGTACCTGAACGATGCCATGTATTCCAATCGTAGCCAGAACCCAATGTTTTAACAATAATACAGCCCGGTGCAGAACCAAGATTATGAGCAATACTTTGATTACTTCCAGTCCCCGTATACGTTACAACATCAAAGAACTTCGGCTGCTTGCGGAATGTCCATGAGGCAATGTTGCCTGTTATGTTATTGCCCCCGCCTGAAGTTCCTAGTGAAAACCCATTGCTATTAAAGGAGCTTAAATCGCCGTTCACTGTATCTTGTGCGGCTGTAGAGTTTGATACGAGCTGGTAGGATGGGGTTCTTGTAGTATCGTGTAATGAATTATTACTAACAGTCCCTCTATTCTTTAGCCAGACCAGTCCACCGTCACCCGCTAAGTCAATGCCATTAGTAATGGTTATTGCTGAACCTACACCTGTGTAGAGGTATGTACTAAAACATGACTCTATATAGTTTGGCTCGGCAGCAGCACCGCCACCAAAGGCATCGTAACTCGCAGCACCTGATGTTGATTGTAATGGCATAGGTTACGCCTTAAATTGAGTGACTGAAGCCAACACAGTGTACGCTGCACTGCCTGTTTTAATTATTAAGTACCTATAACTGTCGATGCCGCTTGCGTTGCCTGCTGTAGGTGCGCCACCAAGCCATCTTGTTGTTACGCCACTGGTTGTACCATCTACCTGCACAGCACTGTTGTAATACGCCGTAGCACCTTGAGTGACAAGGAATGCAACAGTCATTGACTCACCTGTAGCCATCAGCGTGTTTAAACTTGTACCTGACGAACCACGAAAGTTAACAGTCCAGTTTGCTGATGCGTTGCTTGTGTAGTACAGGACAGACTGCGTAGTGATGTCATAGGCAATCGTACCTGTGGCCGCTGTTGCAGACACTGTAGCTACTTCTGCTGCATCGTTTAACACAATACCCAATGCGCTAGTGCTACCGCTGAAGGTTTGTGTAGCTGTGAAAGTCGTAGCCGTTGCAGGTGCAACAAAGTCTGTTCCAGCAGTCGCAGCAGTAAACGCACCTGTGCCGTTGCCCTTGAGAACTCCTGTCAGCGTTGTTGCGCCTGTGCCGCCGTTGCCGACAGGTAGTGTGCCGGTGACGTTGGTGGCAAGGTTAACAAAGGTTGTAGAGGTAGTGCCTGTTCCACCGTTAGCAATTGGTAGTGTGCCTGTGACTTGAGTAGCTAGGTTAATCGTTGTAGCCAGAGCAGCAGTATCTTGCCAACTAGCCCCGTTGTATATCCTAGTTGTGTTAGATACCGTGTTGAAGTACATCGCACCAGTGACAAGCGCATTGCCATCATTGTCTAGCGTTGGGTCAGCCGCTTTGGCTCCCAGGTATCTATCATCAAACAGGTCATACGTTGCAGCAGCATTGCTTTCAGATGTCGCAGCATTAGTTGCACTGGTGGACGCGCTAGACGCACTAGCAGCAGCGTTAGTGGCACTTGTGGAAGCGTTGCTGGCACTTGTAGATGCGTTGCTGGCTGATGTAGCAGCGTTGGTTGCTTGTGTCGTAGCTGTGCTTGCCGAGGCCGCTGCGTTGGTTGCAGAGGTAGATGCAGCACTAGCCGAGGCAGCAGCAGCAGTAGCACTTGAAGCAGCAGCAGCAGATGTTCCAACCCAGAAGGATGCAGAGCTGGCCGGTATGTTGCCAGTGTTAGCAGCCTGAAGTGATGTGTACAGTATGCCGTCAGTTCCAACCACGTTTGCATTCAGGGCGTAGACAGATGTTGCGCTCCACACTAACTGTATCGGAACCCAGTACGATGTTGCTGATGACGGGTTTTGATTCAGGTTTGCATTCTGAAGCGACTGGTAAACAATGGTCTCATAGGTGACAACAGAGCCGGTTTTGTACGTTGTGCCTGCGCTCCACTCAACAGAGTACAGAAACGTCCACGAACCTGTTGTAGTCACAGGGTTGTTGTTTACGTTGCCGTTGACCAGTGATCGATAGAAGTTGCCGTCAGAACCCTGCACAACGTCATTGGCGTTGTAGTCCTTCGATGATACCCACGGGTTTCCAAAAGTTGATGCCGTTTCGCCAACAGGGTCTCTAACAAGTATCTGCACACCAGCAGAGGTTGCCAGTACCGCCTTAGCCACGCCCTGGAAGAAGATGTTGGGTTGCCGTCCAGCCGCTGTCAGAATTACAGGGTGAGCATTTGGGATGGTAAAGTTAACATCAGCAAACGTAGGCTTGGGTGTTGTTGTGCCTGTTTCAAAGAAGAATATTTTACCGTTGATCAGTGGATCACCAGCATCGTCAAAGTATTGTGTATCTAGATCTCCGTACCGGGCCATCAGCGTTACTCCTGCATGTCAGTTGCTTGTTGCGCCATTACTCCAGTCAATGCTGCCGACCGCCTAGCAAACGATGGCTCTACAATTTTTTGAAGCTCGTTTCTTAATACACTTATACTGCCGTTTTTTAGCAAAGCCTCAAGTCTTGCTACATCCATACCTGAAGCCAGAAGTATATCACCTGCCTTAATTAGTGCGCTCTTGTAAAGCTCAGTGTTTCTGCCTTGATTCATGTTGTCTATTATACCAGCGACCTCGTTTGATAGCTGCGCTGGGTTGCCAGAAACCATTTGAACGACCTGATTTATTGCCCTTTTTATTCCCGTTGGCCCCACCAGATTACTTAATTGACTCGCTTGTGCAACTGTGTTTGAGTTGCCTATTACTGCGTTGCGAGTTATTGCAAACTCAGACTCTCTTTTCAGAGCGTTTAAAAACTGCTCTCCCTGCTCTGGCGTATCAAACAGGGTCGCTAGTTTTGCTGCGTCACCGTTTTTGCCAAACAAAGCCATCACTTGATTTCGGTTCATGCCCGTGTTGTTAATTCTGTCTATGATTGCGTCTTTGGCTCCAAGCACATAAGCATTACGCTCTTGACCAGTCATCTGTGATGTAAGCGGGTCAGCCAGTCTGGACACCTCGCGACTTTCTGTTTTAAATATTTCTCTTCCAAAGTCAGCGGCATCCTCAATTGCTTTTTTGCCTGCGTAAAGATTTCTGGCAGCAGCGTAATCAGGTATTTGGGCATCAGCCTCTTTCACCATCTGATTCTTGAACCTTATTAAGATTCCTGCCTCATTAGCCCTGCCATTAATCATCAATGATTTTATCTGGTCATCCAAAACCTTTTTGGTCTCGTCAATGTAGTCAAAGGTTCCAGCAGTCTCTCCGAGTGCAACGCGATCAAGCACCCTGCCTTGTGCAGTTCCAAATGCCCTGCCCAGTGATGTGTCGCCCTCAAGCAAGGTTCTCAGTCTGCCTGATAGTGCCAATGGCTGCTGTGCTGCCTGTTGATACAGTGCCGTTATTTGTGGCCCTAAAGTAGTATCAAGGTTTGTCAGATACTCATCAGCACTGCCAGCATTCAGGATATTTAACGACTCTGATATTCTTTGGCCGGACTGCTGCTGTCGCTGATTAACGCTTGATCTTGCAGCACCAGAGATTCCTGAATCAATGTTCATCGATGCTCTAAGAACTTCCCTGAATGCCTGATCAATGTCTGCTGGCAATGCATTCGGCCCAAGCATTCGATACTGCTCAACTGCCTCTCTTGGAGACATGCCTGCCGATCTTAATGAGTTGGCTAACATCTCTGCCGCAATATCCGTTCTGACGCTTGTTAGGCTTTTTGCCATATTGTTGAAGTCGGTCAGGTTTGTGAATGCATTTGTTACGCCGCTGATTAACGGTAATGCACCGCCACCACCAACAAGCGCACCAACAACGCCAGCGCCAGGCAGACCAGTCTCCTGACCTATTTCGCTGCCAATTACCGCGCCAGTGGCTGCAATTGCTTCTTGTGCTGGAGTCGTACTTGCTAACGAGCCAGCAACTCGCCTTCCTGTTCCAGCTATTTGAGGAACAAGCGGAGCAGTTCTTCGGTACGCCTCTCTGACCAATCCTTGACCGCCAACAACAGCAGGTATTGCCTCGCCTATGCCAGAGACTATTTCCTGACTAAGCCCAGGCTGCATGTACCCAGCCGGTGGAGCCAGAGCGCCAACATCTTCAAGCGATCTTTGCAGAGATGGGATTTGTGCGCCAGTTGGCCTAAGAGCGTAATTTAGACCCTCAGTTATGAAGTCAACACCTTGCGTTACCCCTCGCGCAGCAGCGTTGCCAAACTCCATTACTGGCCGTGTGCCAGGTATGCTATATAAAGCACTGGTAACAGGGTTGGCCTCTAATGACTGCTGGAACTGCTGACCCCTTGTTTGCTGGGGCGCTGCTGCACTGCCCCGTAATTGCTGATACGCCTGTGCAACAGTGTTGTAATCCTCTGTGCCTTTTTTGTCTTGGTTATTAATGAGCCACTGAGCGTATGTGTTTACATCACTCATTATTAGACACCCCCGCCAACAATTGCATCTGCACGATTTAGTAAGTCTGGGTTAGCGTCACCAGCGCCCATTGCCCTGGAACTTGTCATGTCAAATTCATCAAGATCGCTTAAAGCGTTTTGTATTTCTCTAGCTGTTGAAAAGTCTCCAGCCTCTTGCGCTCTATCAAGAGCTTTTTCTGCTGCCGTTCTAGCAATCTGCAAAGCCTCGCCCAAAAGCCGCATGTTTGTTTCTGTGCTTCTGCCAATAGATGCAGATATTCTTTCTAATCTTTCGCCTTCAGAAGCCGTAAATGCAGAGCCGAAGATTGGCTTGAGCTGTTGCAATACGTTTGTTGCTAACAGGTTTGAAAGCTCGCCCTCATCGCCAGATTCAATACCAAACAAGCTACGCGCCCTTGTTGATACCGACTCAAAGCCGCCAGTTTTAACATCACCCAGAAGCCCTATGGCCGTTGTTAGTGTTCTGAATTGTGGCAGAGCATCAACACCAGCATTTATGATTGCTTGCGCCCTTTCTGATGTTGCACGACCGCCAGCAGTAGCAGCAGCCATTTCACCCTGCTCAGTTACGCCAGATTCAAGACCTCGCTGTATGGCATCTCTTGCAGCCTCTCCGGTAATAATGTTGCCAAGTTCATCTATAACCTGTCTTTGCCCTGTTCTGCTGTACTGGACAGCCACGCCATTTCTGTATCGCGTTAAGCCAGGGCTTGATTCAAATCCTGCTTCAGCAGCCGGAGGAGACTGATACAGTATGTCGCCCGTTCGCTTGTCAACTAAGTTGCCACCAACAACAACACCTTCTGGCTGACTGACTTCAGGAGCTTGCAGTATGCCCATCGCCCGTCCAGCAGATGCCGCACCCGTTAACTCTGTTGCCAAGTTTCTCAGAGCAATTGGATCGCCAGCCTTTGCTGCCATTGCGTTTTCTAAGATACGCATGGTGTCTGATGGGTCAGCATCATCAAATGTCTGGAGTATCTCTAAGCGGTCGTTAGCAAGATTAATGATGCCGTCTAAGTCTTGCTGTTGCAGAAGCTGATAAGCCGCGCCAGCATCTTGATACATTGCTATTTGACGAGCCTGCAACTCCTCACGCTTACGCTGTGTCATCTGCTGTTCGCGTTGACGTATGCCTTGAGCATACTGCTGTGCTGTGCCGCCAAACGCAGCACCAATGCCGCCTAGCATGTCACCAATGTTGATAGCCATTATACCAAGCCCCCTAAGTAAACCATGCTGCGTGGGTTGTAAACACCTGACGGCATAGGTTGATTAAACTG